GCTACACAGCCAATTTCACTGCACCAACAGCAGCGTTTCCAACCCTATAGAGGTAGACCATGCAATACTGGACAAAGAACGGGTCTATCCCAAGCACTGAAACAGACGGTACTGAAGGCTGGCAACAAGCTCCTTCGCCTCCAACAGACATCCCTGATGGCAAAGAGCTAGTATGGCTCAACTGGGAATGGATCATCAGAGACCCTAAGCCAGCAGACAGGGCAGGATGGCAGTGGAACTGGAACCATGCAGACAGGGCTTGGGTTGAGAGTGCTTGGCAAACATCGCCTTCAGAAGCAATACCCATTACAATCCCAGAAACCATTACGACTGATCAGATTATCAACCTCACCACCGCACAGCTTATATAAGGCAACAATGTGTTCGGCTTCTCAGCATTTGGCGGCGCAGCACTTGGTGCGACAGGTTCTGGCGGGGCTTCGCCTACCGAGGGTTGGGGATATGGCGCTTGGGGATCGGGTACATGGGGGCTTAGTGGGCAACAAACTTATGAAGCGGCTATTACTGAATCATCAACAGGTTCAGATACGGTTGCCGCTTTATTCCAACCAAATGTCGCTGTCGCAGAAACGGCTACAGGTTCCGACAGTATTAGTGCCATATCTCAATATGCTGGGGTTATTGCTGAAACGGCCACAGGCTCAGATGTTATTAGCTCCGCAGCAACCTTTACTTCAAACATCTCTGAGTCAGCAACAGGTTCTGAAACAGTCAGCGCCGCCGCGCAATTTGGTGCATCAGTTAGCGAATCATCAACTGGCAGCGACTCAGTCAGTGCAGCGGTTTATATTGGCGCAGATATATCAGAAACATCTACTGTGTCTGACACCGTCAGTGCGTCAGCAACCTTTGGAACGGCTATATCAGAAACAAGCTCTGGAGCCGACAGTATTAGCGCAACGCCGCAGTATGGCGCATCCATTACTGAATCAGCATCAGGGTCAGACCAAGTTAGTGCTGGAGGTTCTTTTACAGCCAGCGTGTCAGAAACAGCAACAGCCACAGATACGTTTGAAGCTTTTAACGCATTCATTGCAACGATTACAGAAACGGCAACCGGATCAGATTCGGTGGTTGCTCAGACCCTATTCCCGGCAGATGTTTCAGAGTCAGCATCAGGCTCCGATCAAATCAGCGCATCGGCAAACTTTGCCGTTGTTATTGTGGAAGTGGCTACAGGATCGGATCAAGTTTCAGCCGGTTCAACGCTTTATGTATCACTGGCAGAAACAGCCACAGCGACCGATACGGTTAGCCAACGATTCTTGTGGGAACTCATTGATGACTCACAGACCGCTAACTGGCAAAATATCAATGATTCACAAAGTGCTGGTTGGACGCAGATCAATGATTCTCAAACAGCCAATTGGACACCCATTACGACTTAAGGTGATGCTATGACGATTAATCGCACAACACTGTTGGACTTGCCTCTCCCAGTTACTGGGACAGAGTCTGGGGTTTGGGGTGACGTAGTCAATAACGGGCTATCTCAGTATATTGACATCTCGGTTGCAGGATCGTTATCACTAAGTGCAGACTCGGATACGAATCTGTCTTCCACCGAGGGTGATGCGTCAGCAACTAATATTGGCTCAACCACCGCGCAATATGCCATCCTACGGTGTACAGGGGCAAGGACAGCCACCCGGAATATCAACGCACCAGCATGGGCCATTAGCGGCGGTACGCTTACCAACTACAGCAAGATCTACATCGTTGTTAACGAAACAACGGGTAGCCAAAACATTGTCCTCCGTGCAACCAATTCAGCAACGCCAACCTACACGACAGGGGTAACGATTGTTCCCGGTGAAAGAGCGGTGTGCGCTTGGAATGGTTCTGACTTTGTCAAAGTGGGCGGTGCAGCGGGTGGTTCTACCACGCAGATTCAGTTCAATAACGCAGGCGTTTTCGGTGGGTCCGCTAACTTAACGTGGGATGGCACGAATGTTCAGATTGGTGCAACAGGTGCTTTACGTTTAGCCGACACAGACTCTTCTAATTATGTCGCGTTTAAATCCCCCGGCACGGTTGCCTCTAACGTCACTTGGACGCTCCCCTCGGCTGACGGCACGAACGGTCAGGCACTGACGACGAATGGCTCAGGTACTTTAGCGTTTAGTTCGGTTACAACCTCTCCCGGTGGCTCCACCACGCAAGTCCAGTACAACAATGCTGGTGCGTTTGGTGGGTCTGCGAACTTTGTGTTTGATGGCACAAACGTGGGGATTGGGACGAGTTCGCCATCTTCGTTTTATTCAGGAGCTAGAAAACTTGTTGTTGGTGGAGCATCAGGAGAACAAGGTTTAACGATTTACTCTGGCGATAATTTTGGTTATTTAATGTTTGCGACAGGTACGTCAGGAACAAATCCGTATTCAGGGCAAGTCCGGTACGACCAACCAACGCTATCAATGCAAGTAGTCAATTTCCAGAACGGCCCATTGCAGTTTCTAACAAACAACACCGAGCGGATGCGTATCACTTCTTCCGGCGCACTTTTGGCAGGACTTACCTCATCTGTTGGCACAAACCCATTGCGTGTGCAATCCAAAGGCGGTGCGGGTGGCACAGCCCCGTATGCTGGTTACGCCGTCATTTCCGGGAATGACGAGGTTGCTGGATACATTAACCTTGTATCGTCTAGCGAAAATTCAATTGGTATCCATGCTGACCCAGAAAACTTACGAGCAAGCTCCTCGTTGCAATTCAATGTAGACGGCACCGAGCGGATGCGTATTGATTCCTCCGGCAACGTGGGGATTGGAGTAACGCCAAGTGCTTGGGGTTCTTTTGCAAAGGCTTTGCAAATCGGTTCGCGCACGGCAGTTTATCAAGATACAAATGATGCAATATTTTCCAACAACACCTACGGCGCTACTGGCGGTAACACATATATCGCAACCGCAGCGGCAACGCAATACTATCAAAGCGCCGGCACCCACGTTTGGCGAAGCGCCCCCTCCGGCACCGCAGGCACTACTATCACTTTTACCGAGCTGATGCGTATCGACTCCTCCGGCAACGTGGGGGTTGGGGTAACACCACCTACAGTTTCTCAGGGAAGACTTCTTTCACTTGCGTATTCTGGGTCAGGAATTTCTGTTACTTCTGGAACTTCGCTAGACCTTACAAATAATGCTTATTACAACTCTGGCTGGAAATACGGGCAAAGTGGAAAAACAGCAAGAATACAGTTGTCAGATGATCAGATTTATTTTGGTAATGCAACAACAGGCACTGCCGGAAACGCCATCACCTTTACGCAAACACTTGCAATTCAACAAGGTAAAACACTTGCATTAGAGGGTGCATCTTTACAAACTGGTACCGGCATCACCTTCCCCGCCACGCAATCTGCATCCTCAGACGCTAATACGCTGGATGATTATGAGGAGGGGACTTGGACACCGAGTTTGGGCGGGAATACTACTTATTCAAATCAAACAGGAACTTACACTAAAATAGGAAGGCAAGTAACTGTTAAATGTAGGCTGGCCGTTACTTCTATTGGTACTGGTTCAACCAGAACTATTAGCGGTTTGCCTTTTACACCTGGGGAAAACGCATCATCAACAGCGCCATACTTTGACACTGTTTCAACAAATATTGTGTATTTAACTTTTTTAACAAACTCAACAACATTAGACGCTTATAGCGCAACAGCAGCTACAGGGACTTTAACTGGAGCCGCTAATCCAATATTCAAAAACGGAACAACAGTAGAGTTTTATTGCACTTACTTTGTTTAATCACACCGGACTAGTGTGATCGGATCAACGAAAGGAACTTAAATGATTACCAAAGAAACCGTAGTAGATCAAATCACTGTCGTTGAGAACGGCACAGTGCTTTACCGTGAAGCAACTCGCATTATTGAAGACGGAAAAGTCTTAACCCAGACCTATCACCGAACATCCCTAACACCAGGGCAAGACCTCACAGGGCAACCAGAGAAGGTGGTAGCGATTGCTCAAGCAGCGTGGACACCTGAGGTTGTAGCAGCTTATGAAGCAGCGCAGCAAAATCAAATCGGAGTTCAGCCGTGACAACTTTCACTTGGACAATCTCTGCACTTAACTGCATCCCCCAAACCGCTGAGGGGCAAGATTATGTGGTTACGGCGCACTGGCAATGTACAGGCGCTGATGGAGCTTACACAGGTCATGTATACAGCACTTGCTCATTTCCAGTGGAGAGCAAAACAAGCTTTACGCCTTATGCTGACTTGACGCTCAATCAAGTGCTTGGTTGGATATGGGCTAATGGTGTGGATAAAGACGCAACTGAGGCCGCAGTAGCGCAGCAGATTGAAAATCAAATTAACCCACCTATCGTTACCCCACCACTTCCTTGGAGCCAAACATGAACGACCAAGACGTAACCGTAAAACTTTCCCTGATGAACAACATCATCGGGTATCTAGGCACACGGCCTTATGGTGAAGTGTTTCAGATCGTACAAGCCATTCAAGAGCAAGTAGCGCCACAACTTCAAGTAGCCCCTGAAGTAAAAGCGGAAGAGTAGATGGACGACAAAACCCACGAGCTAGCCGTACTCAAAGCGCAGGCTAAGATTCGGCTTGAAGAGCTTAAAGCACAAGACTCGGCCAAAGAAGTAGCAGGTAAAGCCATTGGCGAAGATGGGCTGCTTTATATCTTCCTGATCGTGCTCGTGGGTGTCGGTGCATCGTTATTCCTTGAAGGCGAAAAAATTGCTGCTGTTATGGGTCTTCTTGGTGCTTCACTTACTGCACTTATTCAAATGCTGAATGGGATTGCAGGTACTGCGCCTAAGCAAGAGAAGCCTGAGTTTGAAGTCATCAAGGATCTCATCACTCGGTTGGACAAGCTTGATCGTGCCGAGCCGCCCATGCAGGTTGATGTTGAAGGCAGCAAGGTAACGGTTAAGAAAGGTGCCGACATCGTAACGGCTAAGGGGTAATTATGTTTGAGCTTCTTGGTGGTGGTTTGCTCGGCTCCATCTTCGGTGGCATCTTTCGGCTTGCTCCTGAAGTTCTTAAGTTCTTGGACAAGAAGAACGAACGCCAGCATGAACTCAGCATGTTCCAGCTACAGACCGATCTGGAGAAGATGCGCGGTGAATTTAAGATGGAGGAGAAGTATGTTGACTACTCTATCCAACAGATGGATACGATCAAAGAGGCATTTAAAGAGCAGGCTCAGACTGCAAAGGAGGCAGGTTGGCTGGCTTCTTTTATCACTGCTATCACCCGTCCTGGCCTCACTTGGATTGCTTTTGGGGTTTATGTTGCTGTTAAAGCTGCTGGCCTGACGATTGCTTTTCAGACCAATGCAAATTGGGCTGAGGTCTTAACCAAGAGTTACGACGAAGATGACTTCGCCATGCTGAACATGATGATCAGTTTTTGGTTCGTTGGAAGAAGCATAGAGAAATACCAGAAATCGTGAATGAGGCAAAGAAGCTTTGCAAGGATGTATTAATTAAGCCTTTTGAAGGGCTGGCAAAACGTTTGCCTGATGGACGAGTTCAAGCTTACCCAGACCCCGGAACCCGTGGGCATCCTTGGACAATCGGTTGGGGAGCAACCGGCCCTGATATTAATCCCGGTACGATCTGGACGATGCAGCAGTGCGAGGATGCGCTAGACCATCATGTAGAGTATTTTTGGCGAGAGCTAATTAAACAGTCCCCTACTATCCAAACCGCGCTACCAAGGCGCATTGCCGCAGTGATTAGCTGGGTTTACAATCTAGGCCCAAGGAATTATCAGATTTCCACGTTTAAGAAACGTATTAATGCGGGGGACTGGGATGGTGCAGCAGACCAATGTATGCTCTGGAATAAAGCTGCCGGTAGAGTTCTCCCCGGTCTTACACGCCGACGTGCGGCTGAAGCTGCATTGATGAGGTGAGCCGTGCCACTATCAAAAATCCTGTACAAGCCGGGAGTTAACAAGGAAAACACACGGTATACCACCGAAGGTGGCTGGTATATCTCCGACAAGGTACGGTTTCGCCAAGGCACCCCGGAAAAGATTGGCGGCTGGATCAGAATCTCAGCATTCACCTTTGTGGGTGTTTGCCGTTCTTTATGGAACTGGATCACCCTTCAATCCCAAAACCTCATGGGGGTTGGTACTAACCTTAAGTATTACATTGAACAAGGTGGTTACTACAACGACATCACACCATTAAGAACCCGTGACTACTCAGCGACACTGACTAACCCATTTGACACGACCAATACATTTGCAACCGTCACAGTCAATGACACGGCACATGGCGCACAAGCTGGCGATCTGGTTTACTTTACAGGTGCTACGACAGTCGGTGGTATTCCGGCGGCAGAGTTAAATACACGCCATGTCATCACATCAATCACGAATGCCAATGCTTATGTCATCACTGTAACGACCGCAGCAACCTCCACAGTAACCGGCGGGGGAGGCACGGTAACGGCACAGTACTACCTTGATGCGTTCCTTCTTGGAAGTAATCCTTTTGCGGTGACTAATGGTTTAACGACCGTGGTAGTAACGCATAATTCACATGGGGCAACAAACAATAGCTTTGTGACGTTCTCCGGTGCTACTGGCCCTATCGGGGGAATCCCGGCGGCTGAGTTTAATACAGAGCATCAGATTACCTATCTTACGACTAATACTTACAGTATTACCGTCACAACATCTGCAACATCAACCACCACAGGCGGTGGGTCGGCTGTTTATGCTGAGTATCAAGTGAATGCTGGACCAGAAATCCAAGTGCCACTAACCGGATGGGGTTCTAGCGGTTACGGTCTGGGGTCTTGGGGATCGGGTGTTTCATCAACTGATTCGTTAAGGCTTTGGTCAGCTAACAACTTTGGTGAAGACTTGGTTTATGGCCCAAGAGGTGGTGGCATTTACTACTGGGATGCAACCAACAGTGTGAGTGCAAGAGGTGTAAACATCGTCACACTACCTGGGGCTTTAGATCCACCAGTGGTGCAGAACTTTATTTTTGTATCGGACACCTATCGGTTTGTGATTTGTTTTGGATCTAACGATGTTGGTTCAACCATACAAGATCCTATGCTCATCCGGTGGTCTGATCAGGAGTCTGTGACTGACTGGTCACCGACTTCAGCCAATCAAGCGGGTTCTATTAGGTTGTCGCATGGCTCTCAAATCATCACGGCGGTACAAGCCCGTCAGGAGATTGTTGTTTGGACAGACACGTCTTTATATTCACTTCAATACCTTGGCGCACCACTAGTTTTTGGCGTTCAGTTATTGGGTGACAATATCTCTATCATGGGGCCAAATGCCGCTGTTATTGCTTCAGGCGTGGTGTATTGGATGGGCCGGGACAAGTTTTATAGTTACTCAGGACGTGTCCAGACACAGAACTGTGACCTTCGTCGGCATGTATTCCAAAACATCAACCTATCTCAAAACGAGCAAGTATTTGCCGGGACTAATGAGCAGTTCAACGAAGTCTGGTGGTTCTACTGTTCCGCAAATTCAACCGTGGTTGATAGCTATGTGGTCTACAACTACCTAGAAAACCTTTGGTATTACGGCACATTACAAAGGACAGCATGGATTGATATTGGGTTGAGAGATTACCCGCAGGCTGCGACATACAGCTACAACCTTGTCAATCATGAACTTGGAAATGATGACAATGTTACTGGCACAGCGACAGCAATTAATGCTTATATTGAATCAGCCGAGTTTGATATTCAGGATGGTCATAATCTTGGGTTTGTGTATCGCATACTTCCTGATTTAACTTTTGATGGGTCAGATACGGGTTCTCCGCAAGTAACCATGACGCTTATCCCGATGATGAACTCGGGTTCTGGTTATAACAACCCACAGTCGCTTGCTGGATCATCATCAGCAACCGTTGCTAGAACATCAACCACAACGATTGAACAGTTCACAGGACAGGTTTATGTCCGTGTGCGTGGCAGACAGATGATATTCAAGATAGAGTCTAATCAGTTAGGCTGTGCATGGCAGTTGGGTGCGCCACGAATTGACATCAGACCGGATGGCAGGGCAACTGGACAGGGTGCATGAGCTTAATTGTCACAACAAATTATGAGTTTACAGGGGTTGTTGCGCCTAACCTTCCTATGGCGCCGCAGGAATATTCTGCGCTTTACCAAGACCAGTACAGTAATGTCTTGCGTCTGTATTTCAACCGTCTTGATAATTTTCTGGCGAATCTTATGGCTACCACTTCAACGATCCCAGTAACATTTCCGGGGACGTACTTTGATGCGTTTGGTCGGCAGCGTGTAAGTCAGCCTTACACCCTTTTTGATAGTCAGAATAGGTATGCCACCGACAATCAATTTGATGTATCAACTACAGGAACCGGTACAACTACTTTTCTCCCTAACGAAGCAGCCGTCAAGATGGAAGTTACAGGCGCGGGTGTAGGTTCAGTTACCCGTCAGTCTTATCGTTCCTTTCCTTATCAGCCGGGGAAGGGCTTGTTGGTGCTTGCAACCTTTGTGATGGATAGCAGCACTAGTGCAAATTTGACGCAGCAAGTTGGTTACTACAACGCACAAAACGGCGTGTTCTTTAAACGTAACGGCTCAACAAATTCATTTGTTTTACGTTCTTATGTCACAGGCACGGCTTCCGATGCAAGGACCGTAAGCCAAGCTGATTGGAACGGCGACAAGTTAGATGGTACAGGTGAGTCGGGGTTTACGCTTGACCCAAGTAAGGCGCAGATTCTCTGGATGGATTTTGAGTGGCTTGGTGTTGGATCAATCCGCTGCGGGTTTATTATTAATGGTCAGTACATCGTTTGCCATACATTTAATAATGCGAACGACATTTCCAACGTTTATATGACCACGGCTATTTTGCCGGTTAGGTATGAGATCAGCACGGTTACATCAGCCGTTGCTGCCAGCATGAAGGCTATTTGCTGCTCGGTTGTTTCCGAGGGTGGGTTTGAACAGACCTCTATTGACCATGTAGCAAGGCGCACCACATCGTTTACCAATATTGATACAGCAGCGTTTTATCCTATTGTGTCCATCCGTCTTGCTTCAGGACGCACTGGGGCGGTGGTGCTCCCAAACCGTACACAGTTTTTACCGTTAACCAGCCAGAACTATGAAGTGGCGTTAATAAAAAACACCACGCTTACTGGAGCAACTTGGGCGGCGACTGTGCCGTCTGATTCCAATGTTGGTTATGATGTTGCCGCTACAGCGATGAGCGGTGGGACTATTGTTCAAACAGATTACGTCACATCAACAGGCAGCGGCGGTACGGTTAATACCTCCACGGCTACGGGCTATAACTGGGACTTACAACTTGGCGCAACCATCTCAGGCACAAGTGATATTTATACGCTAGGTGTAAGGACTGTATCTGGCGCAACTAAAGGAGATGGCGTCGGGTCCATTTCCTTCTATGACTTAACCCAATAAAATGGGCTACTTAGCGGAGTAAATGATGAATGAAGATGAATTATTAGCCAATATGGCACCACAAAGTGATTCATCTACGGCGAGTGCAGCCAGTGATGATGACTTTTGGAAGTCAATTGGTATTGACCCGTCTAGCATTTCTTCTGGTGGTACTAGTCCTACTAATGCAGAGATTGAGTCTTCAATTGGATTGACAGGTTCTGGGTCTACCAATGCTACCAACTTCCTATCCCGGTTATTCGGTGGGAACATGACGTCTGGCGATAAGGCAGGCACCATGTTAGGTCTTGGCGCTTTAGCAATTGCTCAGTCTTTAGCCAATAAACCACCAACGATCAAACAACCTGTCTACAAACAAGCACCTGTTTATAACCGTGCTTTAACCGCACCAATGTATGGGTTAGGTTACTTAGACCAAAGAACCGGCAAACAGGTTGGCATGGGGATGCCATTATTCTTTAATCCCAATCCCTTCCAGTTTGATCCGACAGAAGCTGCTAAACGCTACGGTCCATCTCCAGAACAAATTGCTGCGGGACAGCAATTCTATCAACAACAAATGGCTGATCTGTACACACCAAGATCAGTGCCGGATGTACAAATGACAGGCTCCCCGCTTGTTCAGGCAAATCAACCCACAACCACACAACCTGCCACACAACAAGCTGCTATGACAGTACCCGCTGAAAGCGTTGCTGCTGAAACCGGTATGGCCGGTGGTGGTTTCCTTAAAGGAAGAGGCGATGGAATGTCTGATGAGATCAAGGCAACCATCAATGAGAAACAACCGGCACGATTAAGTGACGGTGAGTTTGTTATCCCTGCGGATGTGGTTGCTCACCTTGGTAATGGCTCTTCTAAGGCTGGCGCTCAGAAGCTGTACGACATGATGGCGCGGGTAAGGAAAGCTAGGACAGGGAAAACAGAACAAGCACCAGAGATTAACCCGAACAAGTTTGTATGAAACAAGAGTTAGAGTTCCACTGGCATCGTTGTAAGCCCTACATTCAGGACGCACTGGATGCTGCTGGTAATCTATTTATCTTGAGCGATGTTTGGGCTTTAGTTGAATCAGGTAAAGCCCAGTTCTGGCCCGGATTTGAATGTGCGGTAGTGACTGAAGTAAATGACTATCCGCAAAAACGTGTCTTGAATGTATGGCTGGGTGGTGGGAAACTAGAGGAAATCCTGACAATGGAACCGCATATCCGACAGTTTGCCAAGAACAGTGCATGTGATTTGATCTTGATCCAAGGACGCCCCGGTTGGAAAAAGATCTTTAAGATGAAACAAATCGGCGTCATCCTCTGTAGTGAGGTTTAAACATGAGTCTTGGTGGACCCACCCAAACAACCGTCCAGAGCCAGCCTGAGTATGCGCTGCCTTATGTGTCGGATCTTTTCCGCATGGCACAGCAAAATGCGTATACACCGTATACACCGTTTGCTTACAACCGTGTCGCTGAAACCTCACCCTTGTTCCAGCAAGGCGCACAGATGGTTGGGCAGCAAGCAGCCGCTCCCGGCATCTTAGGCACCATGAATGTTGGTGGGCAGCAGATGGGTACGTTACAAGCGTACATGAACCCCTACCAGCAAGCTGTCACGGATGTAGCCAAACAAGCTGCGGTAAGAGAATACGGCACAGGTTTAAACGCTCTTAAGTCTCAAGCAGCGTCACGCGGAGCTTTTGGTGGTTCACGCCAAGCCATCATGGAATCAGAACTTACCCGCAACTTGGGTGCGCAATTAGGCAATATCCAGATGCAAGGCTCCGCAGCAGCTTTTGACAAAGCTGGACAGTTATATGATGCGGATGTAAATAGACAGCGACAGGCTGCACAGTTTGCTATGCAGACAGGATTAGCTGAACAAGCACAGCGTCAGGCTCAACTAGATGCTCTGTATGGGGAATATGAAAGACAAAGGCTGTATCCCCAACAACAAGCTGCGGCCTACAGAGATATTATCTTTGGTCAGCAGATGCCTGTTACTTCTGCTGCATACCAAGCCCCAGCTAATCCCTTATCTCAGATCGTCGGGATTGGCTCTCTCCTTTACGGAGGGACGAAATGAACATCATCAAAGTACAGCAGACGTTTAAACGATTACCTGATGAGAAGGTTGCGGAGTATGTCCGTGACCCTGCACTTGGGTTTATTGCGCTTATGGAACTTAATGAGCGTAAGAAAGAAAGAGATGCTTATCAGGCTCAGTCTCAACAGCCGGATGTTTCCTTAGCAGAGAGCATCCCTCAAGAGTTAGGGATCATGAGTGGTGCTGCACCTTCTGCACCACCTGCAACGATGCCAGCTATTCAACCGATGCAACAGGATATGCAACAACCGATGCAGCAACCGATGGAGCAACCGGTTGGTATGGCTGGTGGTGGGATTGTTGCTTTCAGTAATGGTGGGTCTACTGAAGAAGAGCAACGTAAGAAAGACCGAGAGCGAATTATGGGTGGCTTAGAGTCACTAGGAGCCGCAGCAGCAGACGTTGCCACGCTCATCCCTAGAGGTATAGCCGGTGCTGCTGAATCGGTCATTACACGCCCATTAAGAGCTTTAGGCGTGGATATTCCTTACTTGCCTGAAGGGTTCTATGGCGGTGATAGATCTTCTATGACGCCTTACTACGATCAACTTCGTAGACAAAGGGGCGAAGATACCGAACAAAGACCTAAGCCAGAACAGGCTGAAGTCAGGAAGACTGAACCTGTGGTTCAAGTTCCTACACCAACAAGAACAACAACTCCGGGTGGACCTACTCCCGCTAAACCCGCTCCTGCTGGATTGGCCGCCATTCCCGGTGTTCCTGCTGTTCAGTCACTAGATGACATGATCAAAGCTGCAAAAACCGGCGGAGAAAGAATTAATGAGATCTTTCCTGATAAGGTTAGTCCTCTCATGGAGGAATACCAGAAGTATCTGCAAGGAAAGAAAGTATCAGAGGATGAAGCTAGGCGTGAAGGCTTTAGACAGTTTGGTTTAAAGGCTTTGCAAGGAACGTCAAGAGACTTCTTCCAGAACATTGGTGCCGCTGGTGAAGCTGGGATGGGTGCTTATAAAGCCATCCAAGAAAAGAATTCTCAGATCCAAGACACTATCATGCAGCA